AGCCTAACATCAAATATATTGGTGGTATTTTAAGAAATTGGCAGATGAACAATGTTACGACTGTTGAGCAGGTTCGTCAATCAGAGAAGAAGAACAAGGATAAGAAAGAAGAACAGGAGGCCAAAGACGAATGGGGGTACTAGAACTAATTGAACAATTCGAGATAGACTATTATCAGTTAAGCTACGAAAAGAAAACTCTTTTAGCAGACCAACCAATTCATCAAGTGATTGCCTGCCTGTCTGAAATGGCTAGCTGGCATGAATGCGGAGGTCGGCTAGTATGGTAGACAATGTGTTTGAGGAAATTGCCTTATCTTATCACAGGAATACAGAACAACAGGAAGAGCTTTGCGAAAAGCACAACATTCCTTTGATAAAAATATTGAGGACTGAAAGTGTTGTGTGTCGTATGTGTGAATCTGAACGGATCCATGAGGAGAATCAAGCAAGAGTGAATGAACTGGCCGACGCTGAGAGTGAACGAGAGAGGAAATACTATCTTGAGAAGTTTTCTCTTTATGATGAGGTTTTGAAAAATGCGACTTTGGACAACTTTGAGACGCCCACTGAAAAAGAAGCGGAAAAGCTAGCTTTTGCAAAGAGGATTTGTCGTGAGTGGTCTGAGGGGGCTAGGAACAACATCGTGTTACAAGGAGAAGCTGGAACGGGTAAGAGCCATTTGGCCTTTGCGATGGTTAAAGCTTTATCTGAGTACACGAAAGAGATTGCTATATTTATCAATGTGACGGACTTGCTGATGAAGATTAAAGCTGAGTTTAGTCAGGAAGAGTTTCTGGTCAATAAAATTGCCAGTGCTAAGTTTTTGGTTTTGGATGATTTGGGCATGGAGAAGGATAGCGAATGGTCTTTTACTATTCTCTACAATATCCTGAATAAGCGTTCAAATACAATCATTACCACCAATTTGACTTCTGCTGATATTCAGAAAAGATATGGTAGACCCTTTTTGTCCAGACTGATGAAGGGTGTGGATAAAGACCATTTGATGGTTTTTAATGATTTGACAAACAAGCGGAAGCAATATTTCTAGAATGGAGGTGGCTGATGTTTATTTTAAAGCATGGGACGAGAGAGGATAAGCCGTTTCTGAGGTCCGCAATTATCAGTGTGACTGGCTTGGATATTTCGTATTCTGAGGAGAAGAAAGCCTTGCGGTTTGTTTCTCGGGCGGCAGCCTTACAGGTTGGCAAGGCATTGAGAGGCTCATTTGGGAATTTCTACCCTGTCGAGGTGGAGTGATGTTAGAGCTTTATTTCGTCTACAACGGGCACTGTAAGTTTTTCCTTGGGAGGTTTGACAATGTCGATGAACTCATTGAGCATATGGAAGACCATCAGTGGGCTTTCTCGGCTATCACTCACCCAAGATTTGAGAAGCATATAGGAAAACGGACAACACGATTTGACTATGGTGCTAAGGATTGTTACTATTTAGCGACTTTTTCAGGAGGAGAATAATGGCTAAAAATATTTTAATGGATCTAGCATTTGAGAATCTTCACAAATGTATGGGAATTTCTGATTGGGAAGAATCTGATGAAGTAATTCTTGTTAGTTCAGCTAATAAAGAACAAATTGAGTCGGATGAAAGTTACCGTTCAGCCGGAAAATGTAATTATCTTGGCAAACGAATTTGTATCTTCTGTGAACAAGTGAAGAAAAATAATTACATCACTCTACATAAATCTATGTTAGAAAAAATTATTAAGACAATGGAATCATTTAAAGATGCAGAACAAATGAAGGGAGAAGAAAATGATTGAACTTATTAAAGAATTTGGAATGGCTATTCTGTGGCTATTTCTCGGCTATTTAGTCGGGGAACGTGCAGCAAGAAAGGACAAGAAAGATGATCAATAATGTTACGTTAGTAGGTCGCTTGACGAAAGACCCTGAATTGAAATATACGCCGTCGAACGTGGCGGTTGCAACCTTTAGGGCGGTCAATCGGAACTTCAAGGGAGCCAATGGCGAGCGAGAGGCGGACTTCATCAACTGTATGATGTGGCGCAAGCAGGCGGAGCTATTCGCAGAATGGTGCAAGAAGGGTAATCTGGTCGGTGTGACGGGGCGCATCCAGACAAGGAACTATGAGAATCAGGAAGGGCGCAGGGTTTATCTGACTGAGGTAGTTGCAGAGAATTTCGAGCGACTTGAAAAGCGTGATGATACGGCTAACCGTTCGAATATCGAGGAACAAATGCCAGGATATGTCATGGATGAGGATGATTTTCCGTTTTAGCAGGAAGTGATAAATATGGTTGGATTAACCTATCAGGAAATTCATCTCTTTGTTGAATTTTTGAAAGAGCAGTATGGGCAAGGTCGTCCAGACTATATTGAAGCCCTGAACGACTTAGACGGTCTGGTGGAAGTCTCCTATAGAGAAGCTATTGAAAGATTTTTAGAAGATGAAGTATGACAAACAGACAGTCATCGATGGACTGAAACGCACAATCGAGCAAAACGAAGAGAAGATAATCGAGTATTCGAAGCCGTGTGATTCACGTAAGAGGCGTATTAGAGCGCTGGAGCGCGATTTGTTGAAGAAAAAGAATAAAGAATTGAGACGGAAAGTGGAGGAGTTGAAAGATGAATATTAAGGCATTGATTAAGAAGTACGAAGCGGTTGAATGTGTTGTAGGTATTATTAGCGGAAAAACTATTCTAAAAAGCGTTCTAAAAGACTTGCAACAACTAGACGAACCGCAGAAGGTCAAAGTACCGCAGTTTGTGGCGGATTGGTATGAGAGAAATGAAAATAATTTAGACTATAACATTTGGGAGTACATCTATAATTGGGATGATCAAGAAGAATCCGAATTCAAAAACTGGTTTAATTGTTCAAAAAAAGCATTTCAAACCCTCGTCAACATGCACCAATTCGGCTACGAGGTCGATGAAGAGAAGAGGTATCTGGTTAAGGTAAAAGGGGTAAACGAAGAATGCGAGTATTTATTTTTTGGGGAACTTTCGAATACTTGGAAGTTTAGAAGTCTTGGTAGTTTTGGAGAGCTTAAGAAACACCACACCCGTAAAGAACTCGAAGAAGCTGGTTTTGGCTGGGTATTCGATTGCCCAGGCGTGGAAGTCGAGGAGGTGGAGTGATGGAATTTTTACTAACAAGCACAAGCGGGTGGGTTGAAAGTCGAATCCCTAACGCCGTGATTAAAAAATACACAAAAATAGAAGTTAGATGATGCCCGACATTTGAAGAATTTGATGAGCGATTTTCTAGGATAGAAGGCAATTGGCTTTCTGAAGGAGTAAATCATAAAGCGTCTAAAGGTCGAATACAAAGAGAATTACCGAACGGCGCAGAGGGGTATTTTATCGAAATCAATTCGATAGAGGAGTTGCTAGAATTTCAGAGGAAAGTTGGAAGCGAGCTAATAATTACTTCTGCTATTGATAATGAATCAATTCCAGCTATTGAAATTTACAATAATTACAGGGAGTGAACATGAAACGATTCATCGCAATCTGGATCTTGCTATCTGCTGGATTGAATATCTGGCAGATGGACAGGATTGCAGAGTTAGAGAAAAAGCGTCCGATTGTCGTCTACAAGGCGGATAACGCAGGCGCTGAGATATTCGGTAAGGTCGTCGAGAAAGGACGACATGGGAAGTTGTATACAGTGACTATCAGAGATTATGGGATTTTCGTAGTCACTAGAGAGCAGTGGGATAAAGTGAAAGTTGGGGATGAGGTGTTACTATGACAGAAACTATTAAACTACCAGACTATTATGCGCCTGATTGGAAAAATGCAAGGTACGGGTCGTTGGAAGAGCTTAAAGAATTGTTGCTCTTTAAGCGTATTGTGAAATGGGATAAGGACTTTTTGCTGCTTGAAGACGGCACAAAGGTCACTATTGAAATGTCTGAAAGTGATTGCTGTGCCTCAGCAGGTGGGGAGTTCCAAGATGTATCACTTGACGCTGTGATTACTAATGTTGAAATTGGAGAACCGGAAGAAATCCCCGACCATTGGGGAACTGGTTATAAAAACAAAGTAACTATCTTCCATAATCAGAACCCTGTAGCTATTGCCAATTGTGAAGCAGAGCATAATGGCTATTATTACAGCGTAGGCTCTTTAGTGATTGGTGATATTCATTTTCCAGTTGTTAATGCTTAGGAGGATTTGACATGATACCGAAGTATAGAGCGTGGGATGTGTTAGCAGAAGAAATGATTGACGAAATACTGATGATTTCGTTTGTCAGAAAAGAAATCATAGGAAAGCTTAGAAATGGTTCTACATCTGTTCCGTTAAAATTTGAAGATAAGCGAAACGGAGAAGACGTTATCTTCATGCAATCAACAGGACTCAGAGATAAGAAAGGTAAGGAAATCTTTGAGGGGGATATCCTTGAAATTCAGGGAATTAGAATGGTTGTAAAATTCGGAAGCTATGAATACATTGAGTCATCGAAGAGTAATGGGCATACGTTAGGTGTAGTGTACGACGGCCTAGGATTTTATGTCGAGTGCATCAACGCTGCTGACCCAGATAGGATAAGTCCATTCGAACCAAAAACGCTAAAAGAAAGCTACGTTATTGGAAATAGATTTGAAACACCAGAGCTTTTGGAGGATAAGAAATGAGACCAAAAAGATACCCTTTCAGTGGTGCTAAAAAAGAGAGTGAAGCTAAGAAGATATCGTTAATGCTTAAAAAAGTCGATGAATCAGATTTGAAAGGAAGTGTTTGGGCGGAGCCTCTTCATATCTATAGCAAAACAAGAGTCCATGTAGAGATAGAGGGATATGGAAAGAAAATCATAACCGAATTTAAAACAGATGATATGGATTTTTCCAGAAAAGCTTCATTCTTTAAGAAGGCATTATTCAAAAGAGCTGAAATGATGTCTCAGTTTGATTTTAGAGAAACAACAACAGAAGAATGGAACCGAATAATCTTAGAACTTGGGGAGGCTATCAAATGTACCCAGAAATAATTGATAATATAAACAAACCAAGCCACTACCAAGGCAGATTTGGCATGGAATCTATCGATGCTTTAAGG